CGCCCAACCGTCATATGGCACGATCTCCTCGACGAGTTCTGCCGGGCCCGGCGCCCAACCGTCATATGGCACGAGCTCCTCGTAAGGTTGCCATCCTGAAGGGATCTGCTTGGTGGGAAGCCCGGTTAATTCTCCTTCTTCTACCCATCCCGATTGAACCGGGTAAGCAGTTCCGGTTTCGCGTTTTTCTGTAGTGTACGGGCTTGTGCGTCCGTAGCTTTTAGATGACGCGCCGCCGCCTCCGCTGCTCGCCGTCTGAATGGTCGCGCCGCCATTCGATCCCGAGCCCGTCCCCGAAACAGCGCTCGTTTGTGTCGGCTTCTTCCAGGTATCCTCATAGCTCGGATAGTTGTTGAGCGCCTGCAACATCCCCTCGATGTCGTAGTTCGACTGATACGGATTGTACCCGGTAATTTTGTTGACGAGCTCGCTGATCTGATTCGCGTAGCTGCTGTCGTACCCTCCGTAGTTGTTCACGTTGTTCAGTGCCTGCGCGATGGCCTCGCTGTACGGAGAGTTGTAGTTGTTGTTGGCGGCGATGCTGTTCATCGTATTGTCGATCTTGCTGCCGTAGCTCGATGCGTAGGTCTGGTTTCCGGAGTCCCCGTCGCCGTAGCTGCCGTAGTTTTTCCGCAGCTGGTTCATGGCCTCCGTCGCCAGCAGTTTCTGTTCATTGGTTGTCGCGCCGTTCAGATCCTTCTTCAGGCTGACCATGCTCAGCCCGTACTCCGGATACTTCTGCGCCATCGTCAGGTCGTTCTGGTCGAACGATCCCATCACGCCGGCGTTGTTCGCCGCCGTTACAAAGTCGTCGTAGGTGTATGCCATTTCGTCCCCCTCACTGTCTGCCCGGCAGGCTCTTGAACGGGCTGCCGTCGCTGTATTCTCTCGCTATACTGTAGACTCTGCATCCGCCCTTGCCCGTCAGCTTCAGCCGGTAGTGATCCGCCCGCCTCGGTATGATGGCCAGGTAATAGCTCCGCTTCGTCTCGTCTTCCAATTTACCGTCCTTCGGTTGATACCAGGTTCCGTCATCGTCCATCTGCACCCATACGTTGCAGTAGGCGTCCTTGTCCAGATCCAGCCGGACCTGAATCTTCCGGATGTCTTTCTTGTCCGGGTTGCTGTCCGTGAAGTCCGTAAACTCCGCCTCCCACTCGAAGTCTTCTTCCAGCGTGCTGGTCGGCGGATCCTGGATGCTTCCCGTGATCCAGATTTCTCCCTTGCTGTTCAGGAAGTAGAGGTTGCCTTCCGAGTAGGCAAAGTGTATAGCCCGTGTGTCGTCTTCTTCGTGCCAGAGCGCCCGCACCGTGTCGTATACAAAGAAGTGGCTGTGCCCCTGCATGTCGTCCATGCTGACGTAATACTTCAGGCCGTCGCTGCCGGCCACGGCGTTCTTGTACCGCTCGGTCCCGAAGGGAATGTTGATCGCCTGTGGCAGGCCGCCCTTGTACATGCAGATGCCGTTCCGGTTCAGGTACAGCAGCGTCTCGCCCGCAATGGCCAGGCTCTCGCCGCTGCCTGCCGACAGGCCCAGCGTCGCGCTGCCGATGATCTCATAGTTGGAGGGCATGCTGCCGTAGACGCGGTAGATGTTCTTCTCCTTGAAGAAGGTGGGGTAGCCTCGGAAGGTGGTAGCTCCCGTGAAGTTGCCCGCGCTGCCGGTGTCGGTGGCGTAGCTGTCTGTGTCCAGGCCGTCGAAGACGTTGAAGTTGAACGGGTCTCCCAGCTTGCTGACATAGATGACCGTGTCCCCGCAGCCCCACAGCCGGTTCTCGTTCTCGAACAGGAACTTCAGCGTCGGCACTTCCCGCTTCAGCGTGGCGTTGCTTTCCGTTCCGTTGACAAAGCTGTTCTCATAGAAGTGCATCTCGTCCCCGCTGATCTCCCGGATGATGATGCTCATGTTGTTTGAGGTTGTCCCCGAGATGGAGATAGCGTCTCCCTCGCGGAAGTAGTCGGACCAGGTCACGCCTGTGGCCTTGATGGTGTTCGCCTCCGCGGCTTCCCCGTACAGCGTGCCGTCCATGAACGTGACTGCGTGCGTGATCTCCGCCGCCAGGCTCCCGAACACGCCGTTGTTGATGTTGTAATACTTCATGTCCGGTGCGATGATGATGTAGCCGTTGATGGCCGCGAAGGTTTTTGTGTTGTCCGTCACCGATCCCTTCGCCACGCCGTCGTAATAGAAGGTGGTCCCGTCCACCCAGCACAGCTTTTCCCAGGCAAACAGGCCGTTGCCCTTCGTCAGCTTTTTGTAAAGTCTGCGCTTCTTTCGCGTGGCCAGCAGGGGATACCAGTCGCTGCACAGATTCTTCATGCGGTACAGCTCACCATCTCCCGCTCCCTCGTTGTGGTTCAGGCCCTTGAACTTTTCCTGTTTTCCCTTCTTGATCCCGTCCGCATACTGCGGCTGTTCGATGTTCACGTCCTCGCCTCCTTCTTACTGCGGCGTGCCGTTGATGTTGACCGTGCTGCCGTTGATGTCCACCTGGACGCTGCTGCTGCCGATGGTGATGTTGCCGTTCTGGTCCACGTTGACCGCTCCCTGCAGCGTGCCCACGTCTCCCTGCACGGTTCCCATGTCCGTCTGCAAAGTTCCGATGTCGCCCTGTGCTGTGCCGAGATCTGTCTGCAGCGTGCTGATGTCGCCCTGAACTGTAACAATATCACCCTGAACTGTACCGATGTCTGTCTGCAGCGTGGTGATGTCTCCCTGTGCCGTGCCCAGATCTGTCTGTAACGTGCTTACATCTCCCTGTAGTGTGCTGACATCCCCCTGCAGGGCGCCGATGTCCTGGCCGATCGTGTCCAGATCTACCTCGTCCCCGTTGACGTTGACCGCGGTGCCGTTCAGATCCACCTGCACCGTGCTGCTGCCGATGGTGATATTCCCGTCTGAGTCCACGGCCACCGCCGTCTGCAGGGTTCCCATGTCCTGGTTCAGCCCAAGAATTTCTCCTTCTGCCGTCATCATGCGGACACTCAGTGCTGCGACTCTGGAGTTGACCTGGTTCAGCTGGCCGCTCAGGGTCTGTACTTCCTCGCTGATCGTGGCGGCCGCGCTGGTGGAGATGTCGTCCAGCGCCTTCTGATTGAAGTTGTGCTGGTCCAGATTCATCAGGGTGTACTTCAGCTGCTCCACCAACTGCGTCAGATAGTTCATCATGGCCTCGACCATGTCCTTCTCCGATTCCTTCCCCGTGAAGGTTGGCAGCTCCGTATCAATGTTTAAGAAATTTCCCGGCATGCTTTTCTCCTCATTGCTCGTGCGGGCAGGGTATTCGCCCCGCCCGCCTCTCTGTTTTTACCAGCCCGTGTTGTCTATGATCTGATCCACGGTCGGATAGTCTCTGCCTTCAACAGGTTTTTCTTCGTCCGGCAGATGCTTCCCGCCGCCGTGTTTGAAAAACGCATTGTTAAATTCATTCACGGCTGCCTCTATCATCGTGGTCAGCTCCTCTTCCGAAATGAGGATCCCGTATCCTTCCAGCAGTTCTGACGCCCTCTGGATAGCTTTCTTCAGCTTCGCCGGGCCGTCCAGGTCCTTGTAGATCTGTTCCACGTAGCGCACCGTCGTGCGGACGATGTTCTGCTTGACCTCGGTGTTGACGTAGCGCTTCCACAGGTTCTTCGCCTGCGCGCCCAGGAATCCGAACAGCGCCACAAACAGGACCAGCAGGATCTGGTTGATGTATTGATTCAGGATGTTCATTCTCCCGTCTCCTCTCCTTCTTCCACGAGGTCGATCTTGACCATGACGATCACATCGTCCTCATTGATGTTGCTCTCCTTCAGCTCGGCGAGCACGTCCAGAAAGCTGGACGCATAGATGATCATTGCGCCTCGCTTCAGGTCCACGACAAGGTATCTCTCGAAACCTTCTTCCACGACTTTCTGCTCTTCCATGATGTTTCTCCTTTCAGTCCAGCTGGTCGTGTGCCTGCTGGTTAATGTATTTGTCCAGTTTGTCTTTTGCTTCCGTGACCTTGTGGTTGGCCCCCAGCTGTTCCAGCCCGTCCAGGCAGGCCCGCATGGAATAGACCACCAGGGTCTGTTCTCGCTTGATTGCCTTGATGTCCTGGTCTTGGTCCTTCTGGTGCTTCACCAGATCGTAGACCTTGTTGTAGTACCGGAACAGAGCGATCACGGCAGCGAGGACGGCCGCAAGCGTGATGATGGTCTGCGCGGTGATCGTGACTCCGATCTCTGTCATACGTTCACCCCCAATGCTCGGAAGGTTTTCGGCCCGGCGATGCCGTCCGTCTTCAGTCCGTTCTCTCCCTGGAAGGCCAGCACCATGGCCTTGGTTCGGTTGTCGAAGATCCCCGTGATCTCCGTGTTGTATGCCTGCGCCTGCAGAAGCGCCTGCAGGACGGACACATCCGCACCCTGCATCCCTTCGCACAGCATCCGCGGCGGCCAGTAGGGTGTCGTCGGTGTGTCCGGCTCCTGCGGTTCCGGATCCGGAACCGGCTCCGGCTCTGTTCCGGCGAACTCCTGGTAGATGGCCGAGGCAAGGTTGACGCGGTAGGAGATGGCGCCCGCCGACTGGTCCGCCGGATTCTCGAACACCTTCATGTACTTCTCCGTCATGTCGTGCAGCGAGGCGTCCGACAGCAGGCAGTTCAGCACCGAGGTGTACATGCCCTGATGCAGTTCCTCCCACAGCAGGTCAATCTGCATCTGCTCGTCCGCGATGGACACGCCCCGTTTTCTGGCAAGCTCGTACAGATCCTGCTTCCTACTCCAAAAGGTCCACTGGCACAGGCCGTAGCCGTATGCGTCGTACATGAACTGGCTTTTGCCGTAGCTGCCCTCGTCTACCATCCGCGTGTACTGCTCGTCCGGGATCCCGCTCCGGTCCTCCACGTTGTTGGATCGGAAGGCGGATTCCTGTTGGATGTTCGCCATGACGGCCGCGCAGGCGTAATCAGATAATCCCTTGGCCTTCAGTCTGGCCCAGATCGTTGCTTTGCTCATTCGTATTCCTCCATGTCCATCCCTGCCAGTACATCCAGCCTGTTCAGCATCCGCTCGCAGTGATGGGCCAAACACAGATCCGGATAGTCGCAGAGAAGATCCATGATGTTATGAACCTTCTCCACGATCTCCGTTCTGACCTCCGCCGGTATCATGCCTCGTAGGCTTCGCCGGTGATCTCTTCGTACTCGGCCGCGGTGATCCAGCCGCGCACAACAGCGTTCTTGACGGCCTTCTTGCTCCACTTCCCGGAATCGTAGTAGCCTTTTACCAGCTCGAACTTCGGGGAGTGGACGACCTCGGCGTTTTTCTTTTCAGCCATTGCCTTCGTCCTCCTCTTCCATCGGGTCCTCCAGGATCCCCATCATGATGTTGTAGTCGGTGACGGCCTTCAGCTCGGCCGCCGCCGCTCTCGCGTTTTCATTCTGGTGTCTTTCCAGAATCGTTCCCCTGAGCTTCACTACTTCCATTTTCGTTTACCTCCATAAGTAATGATTCGACATAGTCGTCCATGCGCTGAAGCAGCTGATAG